AGTGCCGACCACTCTATACAGTACGCCAGTTGTGCCGTTAATTTCACCACTCATAGATCACCTATTACGCTGCAGGTACGTGAACGAATTCACCGCTTGATAAGAATGTAATTGACGTAGTCACTTTATCGCCCATAGGCAATGCGTCGCTCATACCGTTTGGCACCATATCAGCCGTGAATGATTCGTCTGTTTCACCACCGCTAGGATAAACAAGCGAATATTCGTCTTGTGTCCCTGTTAATGCATCGGCGCGAACGGTTCTAAAAGATGCGTCACTGTTATACACAAAGGTACCTGCAAACGTCAGTTGCTTACCTGCAAGCTCACCGTTTAAGAGCATCACGTAACCGTTTGATGACTTATTGCTAATATCAATAACAGTGCCGCCGATTGTTAGCGTTCCTTCTCCTTGGCCAACGATAGTTGTGCCATTTTTCTTTAGTAGTACTTTCGTGCCGTTTAATTCACCAGCCATGATGTTTCTCCAATAATGTTTGTTTGATGTGGTTTATTTGGTTTTGGTCTTTCGTTTAACGGGCAGCTTTACCGCGGCGCCACGTAAAATTAGGTTTTCACCATCGCTGGTTGATACTTTTGGCACTACCGCGCCTTTTTCGTAAAACTGGCTGCCAATAATGACGCGCTTTAAGCATTTAATTTGCATAGTCAACATCTTGATTTTCTCGACTGGTTTTATACTGGATCATGTACTCAAGGCGCGTGGCGCTCGCATAGTCCGTGCCAGGTGCGTTATATAACGGGCTTGATTGAGCTATAAAATTAATGCGATGAATGTAATCAAGGCCTAAGCTTGTGCCAAAAACTGCATCTTCGACGAGTTGACGAATATCAAGCATAGTGTCGTCAAGGCTTGTGTCCAAACTTCTAACGTGTATATCAACGTTAATGCCTAGCTCATGCTCGTAAAGTTGTGCGGTAAGCTCTGTGCGACTATCATCACCAAGAGATACTTCAAGCGTATTTATTTTTTCAACGTGGTCGATGCCAGTCTTTACAACCTCGCCCACTAAATCAAATGATTTAAGCGTTTCGATGCGTGCAAAAAATGCGTTAAAAACTTCTTTAGCTTTGGACAAGTTGCACCTCAATATTTACTAATAATTGCTGGTTTGTGTATTCTGGTATTCTTTTTATCTTATATTCTGTCTGATCGATAAACACCGAGTCATTTTTATTGAAGTTAGCTGCGGCCTCTGGTCTTATGCCTAGCGACAACTCATACCTAAAACCGCTACCATCGTCAAAACCCTCGCTTAAGATATGGCCCACATACTTAACACCGCGAAGCCAAACGTCAGAGCCGAGCCGAGCAAGTGCCCGGTCAGCCATGCGTTTCTCTATTGCTTTTCGGTTGCTCACTTACTTAAACAACACCAATGCATCGCCGTTACCATCTTTAGCTGATATAAAGTTACCGACTAAAGTGTTACCCGATGCAGTGCTAACAATAGCGCCAGCGGCCGTAATATAAGCGGCCGCGCCTGCTGTAGGCGTTGACGCAGTAGCTAAGCTAAATACGCCGCATGTAAAAGCGGTGAACTCCTGACCGGCTGGAGCCGTGTTATGTGCCACAACAGGCAATGCGCCAATCAATAAAGATTGGCCCGAAGTAACGCCGCCACTAGGTGCGGTTAAAGCAATTGACTTGCCTTCTTGTACATAGTTTTTCATTTTAAATTATCCTGTATCAAATAAAGAAAAGGCGCGATTAAGCGCCGTTCGACTTGTAAAGTGTTCTATGCTCAAGCGGCGCAACACCAGCAACCATTTTAACTTTGAAAATAGTGCCATCAACTGACCAACCATCTTGGCTTTGTAAAGTTGGAGCGCTGTTGCCATTAAGATATGCGACCTCTATTGTGTCATACATGCCGCCAGCAGCTAAAAACCAAGCTGTTAAGCTAGTATCATCTAACCTAGCTTCAGATATGACCTGAGCCAAACCTGATACAGGGTTGCTTTCCCCATTTGATGCGCCTGCAAGAACGGTATCTCTCATTAGTTTAGTTGCAGCCGTTTCGAGTGATGCAGGTACGATCAAATACTCCGGTCTTATCCCTAATGAATTGCCGCCTAACTTTTGTGTCCTCATAGCGACTCTAGCCGCGTCTAAACTAGCAACGCTTAGTGCTCCACCAGTGCCGGTTCTTAGGTTTTTATTTGCTGTTGAAAACAAGGGCTGGCCATTCGACATATTGTAAGTTTCTGTAAGTAACTTATAAACCAAATCGCCAATAGTTTTTCTAGCAGCCGCACCCATTCGCATAGGTATTCTTGTAAAAGCGCCCAAGTCATCGTCAATTATTGCTTCTTCGGTAATTGAAAATAGATCCCCGAATTTGGCTAGTTTTATTTTTTCGCCACGGTCATCTATAGTTGTATATTTGTACTCTTGACCTTCCTTTACTTCACGTAAAGAACTCATGTGATTAAGTGCTGACCTGTGAGCCTCTTTGTAATTGCTAAGGCTTCCCTCGCGGGTCCATAATGGGTAAGTCTCTGGCTGCTCTTCAAAGCCCATCAGCAAAGATTGATTTGCTACATCTTGAATTACATTGCCAAAGTCACTTCTACTATGAGTAAACGCGGCGCCGACCATATCGCCAACAGTGTTAAACATTCCTGAGCTTTGGCCAGCAATTGCAAGTGATGCTTTTGCTAACTCTACAAGAGTATTATTTCGATAGGGATTGTCATTAGACATTTCACCGTCTTTTAACTTAATCTTTGATTTAGCTTTAATAGCTGCAATCATTGCGTCTTTATCAATGCTGCCATTTCCTACATTCATATTAAAACCGCCCTTCTGTGGGGTTGCGCCTTCACCCAACTTATTTAAAAGCTTGGCGCGAGCATCTTCTATTGAACATTTAGCATCGTCTAAGCATGAGCCTAACAATTCAGCGTGTTTTTCAGCGAACGAACCAAAGGCGGTGCGTATTTCCTGCTTACGCGTCTCTTGCTTGGCTTCGTAGTCTGCGACTGCTTTAGCTTGTACCGCTTCAACATCAATTTTATTTACTGCAACCGGTTCGGTCACAACGTTTGTTTCGGCTTTTGGTGCCGAGTTTACTTTGGTAGTCATGATGACTTCTCCAGTTGTAGTGTCAGCAGTTGCCAACAGTTTAAATAATGACGTTTTATCACTATCGTAATTTTGTATTTTTGTTACATCAAAAGAAGCCGCTAACATAACTTCATCTGTTACTTGATCAGCGAAACCCATTTCGACTGCTTCAACGCCTGTCATCCACGTTTCTGCGGTCATCAGTGCGTCTATTTCACCCTCTGAGCGACCTGACTTGTTAACATAGGCAGATAGTAATGCTTTCTTCATTTTGTCCAGCACGTCGGCCGTTTTGCGCAACTCTTCCGAGTCGCCCATAGCCTGTCCCCAAGGGTTATGGATCATCATTAGCGCGTTTTCTGGCATAGTTATTGTGTCACCCGCCATTGCTATGATTGACGCCATTGAAGCGGCTAAACCATCAATCTGCACATGCACTTTGCCTTTGTGATTTTTCAGCAAGTTGTATATGGCAATGCCGTCTGTTACTGAGCCGCCGGGAGAATTAATGCGCAAAGTAATATCGTTAGACTTATATTCTTTTAAGTCGCTTGAAAAATCTTTAGCGGTGACTCCCCACATGCCTATTTCGTCATATACATAGATTTCAGCCATGCCACTGGCAAGGGCTTTCATCTCATACCATTTATTTTGCTTTGGCATTTTCATGCTCCATTTTTGGACGTAAAAAAACCGCAATTAAGCGGCCTATTATTTTTCTACTATTTGTTCCGGTGTTTCAGGCGGTGGTTGTACTTCGTGCCTAGCATCTGAGCTAAAAACTAAATCACGCTCTTTATTCTCTTTAACTTCCTGCTCTCGCTGTCGTTTAACTTCTTGCGGGTTTTCACCTTTTGAGCGTATTACCTTAGCCTCAGTACTAAACCCTGCTTTAACTGACCGCTCATGCGCCTTGGTTTCTTTGTCGGGATCAATCCACGGCATAACCGGACCCAAATAAATAGCATTGTTGATTGTTTTCATATCAAGATCTAGCGGTGGCACTAAGTCACCGCTTGCGATCCCAATAGCAACAACGCGCCTGTATAATTTTTTAGACCACTTAGTGATAAACATTCTTTGCAGTATCTCGTAACCTGCATAACCTTCGACCATTTCTTGACGCTGCGCAGAATATGACCCGTCAAAGTTTTGGCCAATTGTTGACGCCGTACCACGTGAACCGCTTGCAATCGCTTTTATCATTGAGTCTCTAAACGGTTGCAGTAAAGCACTTGGCCTATTACTTTGGATAGTCCCTATTTCTTCACCCGGCATAAGTCCATCAAAGAACATGCCCGGTGACATTTGCATAATGCGGTCTTCATCTGCCACCTGATTAGAGTGATTGCCCGGCGCTTTTTTAACGTAAGCAGCAAGCACCGCGGATATTCTAGCCGCTACTCTTTCAGACTCTTCATAATCCTTTAAATCTTCTAGCCTAGTGATAACGCCGTGAAGTATTGAAACGCCTCGGCTTTGACGTAGACGGTTTGTATACTTCAAATGCAGCACATTATCAGAAGATATTCGATTTGTTTTTGATCTAAACCCTAGCATATCGCCGGGGTGATTCTGATAAAAGTGAAACGCTAAGGCTTGGCCCCATTGATTGCGCTCTACACCTTGAAAAATACGATCGCCATCTTGCTTGTGATAAGGTAAAAAATCAGCTTCTAAGCACTCTACAGATAAAGGTACTTTTGTGTTGTGCTTAAAATTAGCAACGTTACCTTCAATTATCTTTCCAAACACTTCACCATCACGAAGC